ACTTGTGGTGTCCAACCCCTCTATCACCGCATCCGCGCCCGCTGTATTCGAGACACCCGCCGGTCCCTTGCGTCCACCGCCTGAGCCGGGATTCCCGGTCACGCCACCCTTGGCAATGATCGCCGTATATTCGCCAGAAATCGCAACGGTCGAGTCCGAGCCGGTTGCTCCAACGTTAGCTGCCCCGATAGTAACCGTGACAGTCGTTCCCGCAGGACATGGAACAGAGAAGCGTACATATTCTCCGCCCCCGCCATTATTTGAGGTCGTGCTGCCACCGCCCGCCGCCTGTATCTCTCCTATGAGCCAGTTGAATCCCGCTGGCTGCGTGAAGCTGCCGGAAGCAAGAAACAAAGTGGAGGGCTGGCCCACGGGGAGATTAAGCTGCGCCGCGATAGAAAGAAAATTCTGCCACGCGCCGATCAGCGTCGATTGCAGATTCGACAGGCTGAATGTCGGCGAGGGAAGGTTGAATGCCATCGCTCATCAGAGAATCTGCATCGGACCCAGCAAATGAAGGGTCATCAGGTTTAGCACTGGCGTCCCGGCAGAAAAAGTAAGCAGCATGGTAGCGTTGATGGTCTGCCCGACGTTAAATGACACAAAACCAGACCCCTGCGTGTAAATCTTGTTCGCGCCCGCGAGCGCGGCCATGAAATACGGTGTCGGCAAAGAAGCAATCTGCGCTGTCCCGCCCCAGCCAAGGTTACAGTTGCCGGAAAACGTGACACCAGTGGTGGTCACCGAGGCTGAAACGGAGACAAAATAAATCCCGGCACGAAGCGCCGTGAAAATTCCGGTCGCTTGCGAAAACTCAAATAACCGATTGGCGCTCGTATATAGCGAGCTTGAAAACCCGCTGTTCGTTCCAAACGCAATGCCAACACCACTAGTGATCGTTTCGGTGTTGTGAGCATTGGTAACGGCGACATAAGAAACTTCCGGCAAGGAGCTTCCTGTCGAAGTCGCGCCAAAGGTATTAAAACCACCGGCAACAGAAACGATCCCGACGTTGCACGCATTCAATCCCCCGTCGAGCGAGCCGGAGTCGTTGGTAATGGTAACCGTGGTGATGCCAGCGCCAAACGTGGGCGTAAATTGCACCACACCCGTAACCGTACCGCTGCCCGAGTTGCCAAGCGTCTGAACCTTGCGCCCGACAAGAAATGTGCTGCGGAAGTCTCCCGGCACGGAGAAAACATTGCCGCTGCCTACATACGTCGGCGTCACTCCTATCGGCTGCCACTCCGCTGTTGACACCGTGCCGAGTGGTTGGGCGTTGGCGTTGACTTGATTCACCAGCCAGTTGAAATTCCCCATCACCGGCACGGCATCCGCCGTCGTACCATTAGCAAGATTGTTCGGCAGCGGGCCGACGATCACCGGAAGATCGAAAAAGTGTGCGAGTCTCATTGCAGTCCTGTGGTCATGTAGCCGGTCTTCTGGAATCTGGCGTAGAGCGTGCCAATACCGATGTGACCGGAAAGAGTTCCAGAGATAGTGAGTTGCATCTTTTCAAAAATGAGCGGCGCGGTCCAGTACACCGGCAAGGTTTGCGGACGAAACGGCTGCAAGCTCGCCGTCCAGATGAAGCTTCCCCACGTCACGCTGCCCCACTGCGGCAAGCCCAATCCAACGTTCACGTTGATCGGCCCGCCAATGCCATTGTTCGCTTCGTTCTGGGCCGAGATCACGAAGGTCGTATTGGCCGTAGGAGAAGAAAGCTCGATCTGGGTTTCGGTGACCTGCTTCACCAGCATGTCCTCGGTCCGAGGAAAAGTGGACGACACCAACGAGAAATTGATCGCCGAGCCAAGATTGGTGGTTGGGAACCCCGCATTGGGCACAGGCGAGCCTTGGATGATGATGCCCGGATTGTTCGCCGAGGAAAGGATGAAAAGGTCACTCAACGATCCGCCGCAGTCATAGGCAAAGGAATGCGGCCCGGTCCAGCGGCGCTTGTGTTCGTCGAACCAGTAATCATTCACGCTCTGCACGTTCAGAATCACGGTGGGGCCGCATATCCTGTAGATCGGCGTGGCGTAAGCGCTCGCCCAGCGCGTCGGCGTCACCGCGTTCTGGAACGGAATCTGGATGTCGGGCTGCGCACCCTCCCCCGGCTGATGCACAAGCTCGCGCACGCCACCAAGGAGGTCAATGAAATACGGCCCGCTTTGCGCGGCAAAGTACAACCCCGCAGGGCATTGCTGGATTGAGCGAGGAGAGGGCGTTCCAATCTGCAACGAAAGAAAATTCAACGACAGATTGGCAGTAGAGTAATCACCTACCACCTGCCAGATCTGCGTCTTCTTGAAGATGGTGAGCGACTGCACTATGCCGCCGCCGGTAGACTGATTCGGCAGCCCGGAGAGCGCGTTGATCGGCTGAGAGTCGCCGACGGTCAAGACCTGATTCGCGTTGGTGCGGGTCAGCGGGTTGGTAAGGATGTCTGTGAACACCACCGCGTTGGTACAGGCAAAGAAAGCGCGGTTGTTGAAATTCGCCACCGCCACCGGAACAGACGGAAGCGCGTTGGTGGCTACGTTTTCGTCTCGCCATGCGGGGGAGGCTGGGGTGGTGATGTCGATGATGCCGTAGAAATTGGCTCCGGCTCCGTTGAATCCGGGGTGAGTGACGACAACCATTGTCCCCACCACAGCCATAGTCGGAGGAGTCCAATCGCCAGTAGTAGAAGGAGAAGTGGGAGTATTCCCAGAAGTAACTCCAGAAATCGTAATGAACGTATTGGTAGCACTCTCATAGCAGAATGGCTCATCATGTCCGGCGTTCCTTGTGGTAGCGATCATCCCGTAGATGCGCGTACCAACTTCGAGGTGAACCGAAACGAAAGTGGGCGAGGAGAACCCGCCAGCCACGAAGTCGGCGAGCTTCAATACACCCGGGATGTCTACAACGAACCCCCGATTCACCTGATCAAAAATCAGGTTGGATAGAGAAGTGCACGCTCCGGGGAAGGCGTCCGAGGAGTCGAACGCATCGGTAAGCCCTGCGGGCGTGAAACGCATCGGCGCAGAGTTCTTGATCGCCATGTCACGGGAACGGGTAGGACTTCGTCGGCTTGGCGTTCCTCACGAAATGGAAGGCGCGCGGATCGAGCCCGATCTGATGCACCGCGCTCTGCTCGTCGCCTTCCATGATGAGATAGGGGTGGAGCATCTTCTCGGCTTCCGCCATCCACTCCTCCTTGCGATCGTCACCCGTGATGTCCGCCATGTCGGCGGCAGTGCGCGTGATGAGATACTGGCTGTGCGGAAACCACGGCGCCGTGCTCGAGGTCTCCGGCGTGGTGTAGTCGGGCTGGTTCTTCATGTAGCGCATGGTGGTCACCAGCGCGCCGGAAGACTGCGGATACCAGAAGATCTGCCCCGCGCTCGAGAGCGTGCCCTGCCCGGTGAAGAGCCCCGGCACGGTGTTGGTCCCGCTGGGGCCCGTCCAGATCTGGGCCTGCACCGAGAGGTCGCTGGCCCAGAAGTACGGGTAGTTCGCCATCGAGGGGTCCTTGAACTCGGAGTCGTACTGCTCCATGGTCAAGGGCTTGATGAACTGCGGCAGGCCCTGCGAGGTTCCGCCTCCGCTGGTGGGCAGCGGGTAGAACCAGTCGTACATCCGCAGGTAATCGGAGGGAAGCTGAATCGGGCCGTTGGTGGCCGCTGGCAGGGTGATGGTCGTCGTCACCCGGTTCATCTTCAGGTTACGGACGAGCTTCAGGTCCTCCAGCACCGTGGTGAGCATGAGCCCCGCCGTGGGCGTCATGCCGGATCCGAAGGAGATTCCCCCGCCCTTGGCTTTCTGGCTGGCAAGGAGAGCGATCTGCTGCAGCTGCATCGCGCATCACGCGATGGCCCGGGCGATGATCTTCTTCGCCTCGTCCTCGCCGAGACCAAGCGCCTCGCAGTTCTTGAGGATGATCTTCTTGCGGTACTCGATCGAGAGCTTCAGGTGGTCCGTGTTGGGACCGAAAGCGCGCAGCTTGGCCTCGTCCTGCGTGTGCAGCTTCCTGTGGGGGCCAGCGGCTTCCTTCGCCTTGAGCAGCTTCGCGTTCTCCTCCAGCAGCTGCTCCAATTGCGCCAATTCGCCCTTAAGCTGCCCCTCTTGGCTCCTCAGGTCCGCCCGGATCAGCTGGTGATCGATGCAGTCCTGCGCAATGTTCATCTTCTCGACGATCTCGTCCTTGGTCTGCCCGCGCTGAATGTAGCCGCCCACCTGCACGCGGCGCCCGGCGATGTCGAGGCTGATCGTGTAGCTGCCGTCGATCAGGCCTTCGGGGTTGGACTTGTCCTCCATCACAGGACCCCCCGGGTGATGGCGCGGTTGTTGCGCGCCATCCACGACGGATCGCGGCGATAGAAGTTCTCGTCATTGGGGTGGAGGGACCGGTCGTGCGCCCACGTGCGCGCCACGATGTCCTTGACCGTGCGCAGTGTGTGGATGTCGAACTCGTAGACCGCGCCGTGGTAGTACTTCTCCCCGTTGATCGAGAGGTTGGTGTCGCCGCAGGGCGGCATGTCGATCTTGTAGTAGTAGGAGGGCACCTCGTCCGTGCGGAACACCGGGCGCACGATCTCGGACCCGTTGTCGCGGTAGCCGGTGACCTTGTAGTGGTCGAAGACGCGAATCTTGACCTTGTGCCCGGTGACCTTCTCCTCGACCGAGGACGAGTAGAGCGCGCCTTGGCGCTGCGCGGCCTCGAGCGCGGCGATCTGCTGCTCGTTGGCCTGCTGGACCCCGAGCAGCTTGTCGATCTTCGACTGCGCCTCGGCAAGCTTCTCCAGAAGCTCGCGCTCCTTCTTCGAGGCAACGTCGCTCGAGGAGGCGATACGCACATAGGTATCGGCTACGGGTTGCTCGGGAGAAACCTTCTTGCCCTTTGCCATGGTTCGTTCCTCGTAAAAAAATTAGCCCCTAACGGGGGCTAGTCGCTCGCGGCGGAGCGAGGCGGAGAAGGAGAAAGGAGAGGACTCCTTCAGCCGGGTAACTCGTTTAGCTTATGTCAGCCGCCGTTCCCAAGTTGTAGCCCGGGACGAAGGCGGACGAAGACTCGTTTCGCGCGATGAACGCTTGGTTCAGGATGATCGAGCCATAGAAGATCTTCCACGACACCACGCGCGTCTGGTTCAGCCGGTCGGACTTGTCCGCGCCTGTGAGGTAGAAGAACTCCGCGTTCTCGAGCAGCACCTGACCGTAGGAGTGGTTGCCGATGAAGATGGTCGGGAACACGCTGATCCCGCTCGCGGGCGCTGCGGGCGGCGTCTGCGCCGCGCCAATGCCGGTGATCGTCACCACCGAGCCGGAAGCGATCTGCGTTGCCTGTCCGGCGAGCGGTCCCGTGGCCGGTCCCGCCGCCGAGAGACCCAGATTGACCGGGCTCGACGTGGTGCCGATGTAGACGTTGAACACGTACCCGGGCTTGGTCGGCACCGTGACCTGAATCGAGCCCGTGGGCCCGGTCACCGAGATCGAACCGGAAACCTGATAGATCTGCTGCTCGACGCTGGTCAGGACCGGCGAGCCGGTGACCTGAATGAAGTACGAAGCCGTCGCCAGCGTTCCGCCCACGGTGAGCGCGGTGCCGGACACGGCGGCGTTCCCCACCCAGTAGGGCATCATGTTGGTTTCAACGTAGCGCACCCCGCCGAAGGGACCGAGCTCGTTGTTGTAGAGCCGGTTCACGTCGGAGTAGGCCCATGCGGTGTTCACCTGCGCGTTCTCGCGCATGTCCTGCGAGCCGAAGGGGCTGATCAGCGCCACGTAGTGCTGCATGATGGCCGGAGATTTCGACGGGTCACGGTAAGCCCCTGCCTCGATCATCATGTCCTCGCGCTCGTCGCCGTTAAAGCGCGGCACGCCGTAGTTCAGCATCGAAGCCACGATGCGATTGCCTTCGTGCGGGTTCATCACGTCGGTGGCGAGCAGGCTGGCGCGGTTGGCGCGCGAGTTGGTGAAGTTGACCTGATTGGCCGAGACCAGCGTGTTGAGCGTGTTGCGCTCAAGGGTTTCCGGCAGTTGGATCGACACCAGCTGGATCGCCTGCTGGAATATCGGATGTTTTATCGTCAGGTTAGCGACGTCGGTCACGATGACCGAATCGCCCCATTGCTGCGCGGTCGCGGTGACCTGCACCAGCTGCACGGGCTCGCCCGGGGGCGCGACACCTTCCTGCAGCGGCGCGAACGGGAGCGGCAGGCGCTCGAAGCGGGTTGCGGTGTACGTCACCCCACGATTGGTGTCGAGGTGCAGGGGCTTGCCGAACTGGTAGGCGACAAGCTGCCGACGCGCCAGCGGTTCGACCTCTTCCTGAATATAGGCTTCGACGTCGGCCTGAAAGCCGGTGCTTGTCGAAGCGTTTACCACACCCAAGGCAAAGAACGCCTGAAGAGCAGCAAGAAAGATTCGCAGTGGATTCATCTGTTACGCTCCCGTGTCTTGACCTAGATGCGCTGGTTCTCCAACCGTTTCCTCAGTGCCTGACTTGCGCTCTGCTTCGCCTTCGCGTTGACATCGCTGCGCGCGCCAGCGGCAGGCGAGCGGCCACGATCGATGCGGTGCACGTTGGCGGGCATCGCTGCCGCGCCATCCGCCTTCGCAGCGCGCTTGGTCTTGGCGTTGCCCGCTTCCTGATCTTCGCCGATCAGATAACGCATGAGCGTCCGGCGCGGCACCGTGGTGCCCTGTGCGCGAAGCTCGGAGAGCCGCTTCTCCACGCGATCCTTGTAGATCTTGTAGAGCTTCTGCTGGCGCTCGGTGCCAAAGGCAAGCTCGCGGAAATCGTTCTTGTCGTCCAGTTCCATCGCCCGGAAAAGCGCGGCGTTCGACTTCTGGTCCGACTGGCGCAGCGTGCGGTTGGTATTGATCTCCCACTGCTTCTCGGCAACCTGCTGCGCACTCGCGCCCGAGGAGCGCAGAGTCTCCAACTCTCGGTCCTCGGTGGCGCGCTGCAGCTGCTCGGCGTTCTGCTGCGGTGCGCTCGGACCTCCAACGCGACGGGCAGTGGCTTCGGCAACTTCCTCGAGCTCGCGCTTGCGCGCGGCGGCAGCCTTCGCCTCCGGCGTTTCCGCCGGGTCACGTCCCATGAGGGCATCGAGATCGTCTTCGTCGTCCGATACATCGGGATCGGACTCGGCATCCGGGTCCGGGCCGGGATCGGTCGCGCCCTGCGGATCGACATCCGCGTTGGGGTCCACCTCGCCCCCGGGTTCCACGCCGAGAGAGAACAACGCCGCCAGCAGGGCCCAAAGCCGAAAGAGCATCATGTGGTCCTAGTCCCGAAGTTCTGGAAGGTGATGGTGATCACGCCTGCCGCACTGACGGCGTTGACGGTCACCAAGAACTCCCGAATGGTGTTGGTCGCGATCGTCGCCGTGCCGGTGATGGTGGTGTTCGCATCGCCGACCACCAGCGTTCCGGTCTGGCCCGAGCCGTTGTTGAAGACGTGGAACGGCTCGCAGTAGGTGCCGTCCACCTGCACCGTGGGGCCCATCGCGGCAAGAAGAGCCTGCGTGGTCGGCAGCGTGATGTTGAAGGCTCCCGAGGCCGCCGTGATGTTGAGGACACCTTGGTTGAACTGTGCCCCGCTCACGGTGAAGCCCGCGCCTGCGTTGATCGGCGCAGTGAGCGCGAGAGAATAGTTGTTGACGTTCGCCAAGAGTCGCGTCAAGCCGAACAACGCCGAATTGTCCGGCACGATCCCCGGCGGAACCGGGCAGATCAGCGCGGTCTCGGCCAGCGCCCGCCCGAGCGGGCCGACGAGCATAGCGCCCGGCCCCAGCATAAAAAGACGTTTGCGCATGTCGGGCCCCTTCTCAGACCACCATCACGCCTGCGGCCATGCCCATCATCCCGTTCACCGTGATGAGCGGGGAGTAGATGCCTTGCTGTCCCACGACGCCCGGGCCCGCCTGCCCCGGAAGGAGCGTCAGCCCTTGGCTGTACCCGGGAACCGTCACACCGCCCACCACGATCGGCGTGGTCGGGATGGTGTTGATCACCGTGGTGCCGATGATGCCCACCGTCGCGGCAGTCGCCGTCCACACCGTTCCCGGCGGGGTTGCGATGACGATCGAGGTGGCGCTGTTGACCTTCACGATCGGATACCAGCCCGTGGGCAGCGTGCCCGCCGTCACGTTGATGAACATCGCGCTACCTACCGTGGGCGAGATGGCGTTGGTGCCGAGCGCCACGGTGAAAGCGTTGGTCGAGCCCACCTGCGTAATCGAGGTGAACGTGGTGCCGGTGGTGAACACCGCTGCCGTCTGCGTAGCAAGCTGGGTGATCGTGACCTGATAGTTCCTGAAGCCCCCGGTGGTCACCGTGGTCGTACCGGAGAGCGTCACCGCCGTGTCAGAGAGTGTGGGCGCCGCCACCGTGGTCGCGGCGGTGCCGCTGATCTGGAAGCCGAAGTTCTGGCCAAGGAACGGGAACGGGACCTGATTGACGATGTTGTAGGCGTAGTCCAGCGTCACCGTGCACGCCGCACCCGTGGTCAGCCTCTGGTACAAGTTGAAGAGGTTGGTGAGCGTGATCGACGCGGCAGCCGAAGTCTGGAAATTGGGCGCCGAGAGCGGACCGTTCGCCGGAGCGTAGGCAAGAAGCGCCTGCAGCATGATCGCCATCGAGGCGAGATCGGGAAGCGCACCATCGAACACGAACCCGGGCGGCGTCAGCACGCTGGGCAACGGAGCCTGCCCGATCGCGGGCAGGTCAAAGTAGGGATACACCCGATGGGACAGGTTGGACAGCTGACGGAGCTTATTGCGGAGGTTCATCATCAGGCTCCCTAGTTAGCGTTCACTTCGCGCGTAACACTACATCTGGTTATTTGGATTTGTCAAATCTACAACTTTTGGCTATTAGCCAACCCGCCGGAAGTTGATCGAGCCGTAGGCGGAGATCGTGCCGACGGAGAAAGTCGCCTGCGCGACAAGAAACAACTGTGTCGTGGATGCGATTCGCAGATTGGAAAAGAAAGCCCGGGTGATAAGCCCGGTCAGCGTCGTGGTGGGAATCGACTCGTTCACCAGCGCGTCGGGGCCAATCCCGCCGCTCCCCGGCTGGAGCGGCAATGTTGCGCTGGTGGTCGATCCTCCTCCGGTGAGCAGCGTATCGGTTGCGCCGGTCAGATTGAAGGTGATGGTGCCCCAAAAGTCCCACTCACCCGCCGACACGAACACACTCGCCACGTTGGCGGTCGTTGCCGTAGTCAGCGACACCGCGCTGCCCGCGACGGTGTTCTGGACGATGAGTTCGCCAAGCTTACCGCTCGCTGGCGCACCACCCGAGGTAATGCCCGGAACCTGTCCCGCAACCACCCCCGAGGAAAGAGTCTGGATGTCGCCGCTCATAGGTAGAGACTCACTTCGAGTTGCGCGCCCGCCGCAACGTGGATGAACTGGATGCGCGTGATGTCGCCAACGTAATCAAGCTCCGCCCCGGAGTTGAGTACCATGCCCACGGCAGCTGTCGGGGCCACGCCGTCATCGCGCCAGCGCACCGCCGCCGTGCCAGAGTTCTGGATGATGGCGTACCCCGGCGGATTCTGCGCCGTCCAGCCCTGCGTCCCGGCGCCGGTCTGGGTAGGGATGGTGAGGCCCACCGCAACACCCAGCGCGGCATCGAGAATCTGCTGATACCCGAGCGGCGTGCGGTGTCCGGTCACCACCGCCTCGTTGGCAATCACCCGGACCTCAAAGAGTGCGAGCAGTCTGCGCAGCAGGTTCATCTTGGGTTCCCTCGAGTTCCCGAATGAGGGCGCCACAACGGCGCTCATAGTCGGGATAGAAAAACGGCGGCATCGGCGGCGGACCGGCACTGCGCACGAAGTGCAGCATCTCGCGCCCAAAGCCCATGCGCGCGGCGAAGCGATCGGCGTCGATCTCCTGATTCTGTGCCCAGCGCTCGATCACGAAATACACCACCAGCGTGGAGACAATGCAGGCAAGCAAGACCCACGGCAAAAGCAGAAAAGCAGGCAGGCAGAGAAGAATCATCATCGCGGCGCGCAACTCGCGGTGACGCCCGAGAATGTGCCCCGCCTCGTGATAGAGCACGGCGGCCTGCATCCTGACGTCGAGCCGGTGCCACATCGGGCCCACCACGATCCGCGCGCGTTTGCCAAAGCCGCGCGCATCGGCCACCGCGTGCTTGGAATCGACCGCGTAGACGATCGGAATGCCGAGCACCTCCTTGGGCGGCCCCACCGGAGGATTGTCGAGCGGGCGGAACTTGATGCCGCGCTTCATCCGACAAGCCGTCTCGCCCAAGCAAGCACCAGCGGCCCGAGACAGACGATCAGGGACCAGTGACCGCGATAGACGGGAATGTCATTCGCCCCGCTCATGTAATGCTTCTCCCACTTTGCCCCAAGAAGCCAGCGGTACGGATCGAAGTTGGAATGAAAGCAAACGCCGCGCATCATCCCCTCCCCGGCGCGCCGGGCATGTTATCCTGCTGGATTGCCCCGGGCGGATTCTGTCCGCCTCGGGGCGGCGCGGGAAGGCTTCCCGGGCGGGGCGTGCCACCCACTCCCGGCGCCGGTTGCCCCGTTGGTGATGCCCCGCCCGGTGACCCCGGAACCCCCTTCTGCTGCTGCTGGCCCATCTGGGTCTGCCGCTTCGCCTGCAGCTGCGCCATGTGGCGCTGGATGTGGAAGCTGTAGAGCGCCCTCGGGTCCCCGTTGCGGTTGGCCGCCTCGATGTGGCTCTGCAGGTGCTTCGGATCGTCGTCGTTGGGATGGGTGAAGACGTCCTGCCCGTTGAACATCATCTCGTTTTCTATTTCTGGCGAAACAGAATAGAGGTTCCTCGGGTCATAGACGATCTTCTGCGCGTCCTCGGGGCTGAAAAGCCCCTCCACCGCGCGGATGATGATGGGCGAGATGTCGATCTTCTTGCCGTTCATCATCTGCTCGGGAGTGCCCTTCAACACGTTCATGAAGCCGATCTGCTGCTGGATCTGCTGCGCTTTCAGCATCACCTCGGTGCCGAGCCAGCGGAAGAAGTAGCGCTCGCCCCACTGCTGCACCGGGATCTCCTCGATCGCCGCCTTGTAGCCGATCATGCCGCGCGTCTCGATCATCAGGCCCTTGGTGCGGTACTGCTGGTCCAACTCGAAGAGCATCTCCACGAGGGGATTGAGCATCTCCTCCTCGTAGCGCGTGGCGTGGTCGGAAACCTCGGTCGAGGCCTCCATCTGCATGGCGCCCATCATCTGGTTGTTCTTGCGCCCCTTGGGCATCATGCCGAGCATCATCTCGTTGATGCCCAGCGAGCGGTTGATCTGGGCGGTATAGGCCTCCTCCAGCATCAGGGCTTCCTTGTACAGCTGCCCGAAGTCGATCTTCCTGATGTCGTCGGGGGCGATCGGCCACACCGCGCCGACTCCGGCGACGAGCGCGGCCCAGTTGGGATTGTTGGTCGGGTCCGCCGCGAACACCGGCAGCACCGAGTAGATGGCGGAGTCCTTGCCGATGTTGTGGATGTCGCACACGTCCCACTGCATGAACTTCACCGGCTCGATGCGGCTCTTGCCGTAGAAGGAGCCCTGCACGCGCTCGACCTGCTTCACGATCAGCGGGCGCTTGCCGCTCCACAGCGGATTCCTGATCAGCCCCACGATGTCGTTCTTCGAGGAGAAGAAGACGATCGCCTCGCGCTTGGGCTCGCCCTTCTCGAAGGCGAGCTTGCCGTAGGCGCAGTAGGCGAGCATGTACTTGAGCGTCCCCTCCGTCTTCACCCCGGCGTCGTGCACCTGCTTCTTCGCCGGGTTGTACTTGTCCTTGTGCCGGTCGGGGTTCTGGGTGAAGCTCTCGATGTCGCTGCCCGGGGGCAGGATGAACACCCCCTCGTCCACGTACTGCTGGACCGCGTCCGCCGACAGGCGCACCCGCAGCACCGCGATCTCCGCCTTCTGGATGTTGGTGCAGGTGGGAGGAATGACGGCGAGATCCTGAATGGAGAAGTCGATGACCTCGGGGCCCTCCTCGGTCACCTCCTTGTCCTCGAGCTCCTCGATCTCCTCGCTGTCGTCCTCGAGCCCCAGATTCTCGACGTTCTCCCCGCTGATCGACTCCACGATCGGGTTGCGGGTCACCAAGTTGGAGATGACGCGCTTGTCCTTGGTCCAGTCGAGCATCAGGCACCAGTTGCCGGTGACGTCGCCCGCGATCAGGTCCGAGCGCACGATCGATTTGAGCCCCGTCTTCCTGATGTAGTGCTCGATCAGCGCCACCTGCGTGTAGGGCGGCATCACGTCCGCCGTCACGGCGTCAACGTGCTTGTGGTTCTGGGGGAACAGCTGCTTCACCACGCGCTTGGCGCGGGCGTTCAGCGCATCCCTGACGACGGGGACGTAGCCTTGGCTGGTGCCGGTGTAGGCGAGGTTCTCGTCCGGCTTGGCGTTGTAGATGTTCCAGTACTCGTCAATGGCGGTGGACTGCTCGTCCTTGTTGTCGAACGCCTTGACGATCTTGTCGTACCACTTGAGAGCCTCCTCGTAGGGCAGGCTCTCGGGCGCGTCGGCCCAGTTGCGCTCGGGATCGGCTAACGCGTCGGTCGCGCTGGCCGGGGCCTTGCCTTCAGTTTTTTTTTACCCTGCGCCATCAGATCAGCTGCCCGGAAAGGCGCTTCACCGTGTTGCGAGCGCGTTTGGCTACCCCTGACTGCCGCGCGTTGTGCGCGGCAGGCCGGATCTTGCGGCCCACCTGATCGGACTCGCCCGCCTTCTTCGCCATCTTGCCGAAGAATTTGCGCTTGGTGCCGGTGTCGGAATGCTGCTCGACACGCTTGCCGCCCAAGTGGGAGGCGAGGTGGCCCTTGCCGCGAGAGTGGTGGGTCTTGCGCATCAGATGAACTGCTTGTGGATGCCCTTGCGCATCAGACGAGAGAGCGCCGGGTGGCGCACGCTGCCGCCCGCAGGCTTGATCGGGCGCACGCCGATCCTCGTGCCCACATGCCCCTTCTTCTTGCCGTGGTGGCCATGATCGGCAAGACTGGGGGTAGAAGCCTCCTTCCCCTGCATGTGGTGCGACGAGGGGTTGGTGTGGCGCCGCTTCTTTCTCATTGCCTACTGCTTGGACAGGCTCTTGCGGCCGAAGACCTCTTCGCGCATCGGGCCCGACTTCAGGACGTCAGGAACCTTGGTCGGCTTGCCGTGCGTTCCGCCTTGCTGCTCCAGCATGGAAAAAGCCACCGGATTCTGCGTCGGAGCCTTCTTCGGCATATTGCGGGTAACGGCCATCTCGCTTACTCCTCTCGGTTATAACGAGCGCGAGTGAGTATGCACTTACGTTTTTAAGCTTGTCAACTTCCGGCGCGGGCGTGGGGGTTGATGGTCATGTACTGCCCGTCCTTGGCCTTGGCAAGTCGCCCGCCTTGCGGAAGGGCGCCCGGCTCGCCCATGGTGTCGAGCCGCTTGACCATGCACTCGAGCGCCTCGGCTACGAGACGCGATATGCCCGGCTCCGGGTTGGCCCCGGTGCGGCCACCCTTCTCCACGGGAAGCGCGTAACCGGCTGCAAGCGCGTTGAGGGCAAGCGCGGCAGCCCGGTCAACAAGGAGCATCTTTTTCTGCCGCCATTCGTTCCTGATCCGGTCCGACAGGGTTCCGCGCGCAAGCGTGGTGTACTCGCCCCGGGAAACCGGGATCTTGGCCGCCCGCAGAGCAGGAACGAGCGGCACCCTCTGCTGCTGCTCGAAGAGCTCGGCGGGAACCCAGCCTTGTAGCGTTGCATCGGGAAAGCGAGTGCGAAGCGTGAAGGCAATGTCGCGCGCGATGTCCACAAGGCTGCCGTGAGCGGCACAATCGAACGCAACATGAAGGCGCCTTCCCTCCACGATACAAGCCAGCGCAACAATCTCTGCTGGTGTCGCATTGAAAGCGACATGGACGGTCTCCCTGCGCTTCGGAGTCGGCGCCTCATCGATGTTGCTCCCGTTGAAATCTTCGTACACAGGGGACCCGGGAAAGATCCGCAGAGCGTGCGCCAGAGCGTTCAGCACGTCAACGCTGCCGTGCGGATAGGCCTCGACCTCGGCGACGAGATCGGGGTGCGCGTCTCGCCCGCCGACGAGCACGATCTCGCCCGTCTCGAAGAAGCCCACCAGCGTGAGGATGAACTCGTCCTTGCTGCGGTCCAGAGGCGCCAGCATGGGAAAAAGCGGCAGGATCTGGTGGCGGCGCAGCATCTCGAGCCGCGCGGGCTCCATCAGCCAGTCATCGAGCGAGTTGCGCTCCACCCCCATCTTCACCGGGCGGTGCATGTCGTCGGTGACGAAGAGGTCGGCGATCAACTCGGAGGGCTTCCAGAAGTAGCCGCCCGACTCGAAAATGATGATCTGGGAGCCGAAACGGCTCGCCACGATCTTGCCGGTGCGCGCGGAGACGTCGATCGCTTCCCCCTGACGGCGGATGCGCCGGGTATTGGTGGTGCGCGCCGGATCGTAGGTAGCGTAGCGCGGCATCCAGTACCCGGCCCGGAGATCGGGCGCCACCGGGAACTTGGCGTTCCTGAAGGGCTTCGATTCCGGGGCCACGGCCTGCAGCATGTAGACGCGCTTGAAGGCGCCCAGCCGGTGGGCATAGAGGCGCTTTTCGCGCCGGATCCACTCCATGGGATAGCGCGCGGGCCATGCGGCAGTCGTGCGCGGATCGTCCGGGTCCCCGTTGCAGATCGGGTAGCCGCGATAAACCCACTCCGGGTCCTTGGCCTTCCTCGTGACGATGCAGTCCTCGGCGAGCCGCGTCTGGGCGTTGATGATCTTGTAGAAGGTCTGGTCCATGGCCGGGATCAACTCGTCGTAGAGCTTCTCCTCGGCCTCGTCCACCGCGCGCTTGTCGCGCACCCCTTCCTTGTTCTCGATGTCGTCCAGCGCGGCCAAGACCGGGCGCTGGGTGCCCTCCTTGAAGCTCTGTAGCTCCTGATCCCAGCCCACAGCCTGCAACACCGCCCCGGAGAGGAACCAGATGCGGTCCACGTTGCTCTTGCGGGCGAGCACCTTGCCGCCGAAGAGCCGGTGCAACTCGGTGTTCATGCGCAGTTCGCGGTCGATGGAAGCGAGCCGCTGGCAGGCCTTGTCGAAAATCTCGCCCACCAAGAGCATGTAGGGGTAGGTGGCGAAGCACCCGGCCAGTATCAGCGCCTCCTCGAGCTTGGTGGTCTTGCCCGCCCCACGGAAGGCCTCCAGCTGTATGAGGCGATCCGCCGAGAAGAAGAGGTCCATCATCTCGACGTGCATGGCCGCCTCCGCCTGAGGGTGGCGGTGTTTGAAGAGCACGATCGAGGCGAGCGCGCGATCCTTGGAGGCCTGCTCAAGCAGGTTGGGATCGTGGGTCGTCATGCCAGCCGAGAAGCTCGAAGCGATGCGTGTGGTGGCAGAACGGGCACTCGGCGGTGGCCAGACCACCCGGCTCGACATCTCGCACCCGAACCCCGAAAACCAGTCTGCAGGAAGAATTGTCGCAGGTCACGAACACGGAGGGCGCGTCCATGTACTCCTTGGGCGTGAGCTTCGGCGGACAGGTGGACCACTGGCGGCGCTCGATCCGGTCCCCCGCCTTGGCCCGCACGTAAGAGAGCACCCTCACCACCGCTGCGGCTGCATATTGGCGTTGGTCGGCTGGGCGCGCTGGGCCAGCACATCGGCCCACGTCATCTGCCCCGGAGGCCGCGCGTCCACCTTGTAGTCGTACTCGGCAAGGAGTTCGAGCATGATCTCGTTCCTCGCAATGGCGGCTTCCGCGTTGAGCCTGCCCACCTCGTACTGCTTCACCCGGTGCTCGAGCATCCAGTAGAGCGGGCTGTCCCTGTCGCCGTTCTTGGCCGAGAAGCGCTTCACCGCCTTGCGCAGCTTCTCCGCCGCCAGCTGGTTCTTGTCCACCTCGCGGCGCTGCAGGTCGATCGCCTTCTTCACCGTCGAGACCGCCACCTCGAGGATGTTGATGTGCGCCACGTCGTCCTGATTGCCCTCGATGATGGCGAACACCAAGCTCGCCATCTCCTCCATCATCTTGGCGCGCTGGTCCCCAAGCTCGACGTCCTCCCCGCGCGTGTCGTAGGCCTCGCGCCGGGCCGGGTCCGAGAGCACCTGATAGGCGTGATTGACCCGGAAGAAGTCCTCCTTGCTCCCGCCCTTGTCCGGGTGGGTGTCGCGCGCCTTCCTGCGATAGGCGCGCTTCACGTCCTCGGGCTTCACGTCCTTCTTCACGCCAAGAATGTCGTACAGGCTCATTTCTCCCACCCTCCGCGCACGAACTCCCCGCACCAGTCGTAGGCGTACACCAGCGGCCACTGCTTGTGGGTGCGCTCAAGCTCACCCGGCTTGGGCGCGTAGCGGCGGCACCGCCCTGCGTCCACCGGGTGCTGGTCCAGCTTGTGGTAGAACGCGCACTGGGCGCAACGGTGGTTAATCGCTCCGACTGACTCCATCCGGCCCCTCCATGTCCTGAAGCTGCAGGTTAGCTTTAAAGGGCTCTTTAGGCAAGGTGAACGTCAAGGTGACGCGCAATTCGCGCAACCCCGCCACCACCTCGGCCATCAGGCGCCCCAAGCGCCTCTCCCGATCATGCTCCCGCTTGTCCGCCCTCGTCTGCGCCATATAGCCACCGGTTCGTTTCACGTGGAACGCTTATAACTCCATTCAAAGGCCACGGGTGAGAGTGTGGCACCTGCGGTGGGGGTGGAGGCTTTTTTTCACCCCGTCCCGGGAGGGGCCCCCGGGGCCCGGAGTAAGCACTAACGCACCATGCACTGCAACATATCCACAGACTTATACAGTTGACAATCTATACATTATGCGGCGTTGCTACTCGCAAGCGCTTGAAAGCGCTTAGGATGCTGCGCCGCTCTGTAACGCTGTACAGGCTGGAACAGCCCACCATGCTGCAGCGCACCTGTCCGTTTTGTCCTAGACAAGCTTAGACGGCGCCAGACTGGCGCTTGCGAGCCCCAACAGGCCATGGGCGCCCCGGGCGCCGAGCTCCGGTCGCGCGCTGGCGCGGCAGTCGCCCCGTTAGCGCCCCGGTTAGCGCCCTCCCTTCCCGGCCATCCCCAGCCCTTTGCCTTGCCTGCCTGCCCAGCCGCTCGAGAGCCGTGAGCCTGCCGATACCGCTAGGACGCAACAAAACGGCCGCCAAGCTTCTGGCGGCCGCTGGGATTGGCTACCCTAGCCTGATACGCTAACCCAGCGCCCTCAGGCGGATTATGCGCTTGGACGCTACGCCATGCGCCACGATAGCGATACTGCCGTGCCTGCCCGACTGGGCGCCGTTGCACGCGCCGCACGTCTCGCACGTGAGACGCTTGCCTGCCTCCTCGCTGGCCGGGCATACGCTCTCGCGCGGCGCCAGTGGCTCGGTAGCGTAGCGTACGCGGAATGCGCGCCAACCCGCCGCGCGCGCCGCGTTGAGCTCCGCGCGGCTATCGACGCTGGCCATGCACAGCGCGCGGTACTCTGGCGCCGCTGTGCGCCACTGGTGCGTATAGCCAGTGTGCATCTTGGCTTGCATGGTCAGTACCTGCCAGACGTACGCTGGCACTGCGGCAGGATCACCATAGCTGCCAAGCCGCACGTTACGCCCGGCTCCAATCGCCATGTGATCGCGCGACACTGGATAGGCGCCGCGCTGCCACGCATTCCAGACCGCCAGCGGCGCCCGCGCGACGTTGACGTAGCAGTCTCCGCCAAGCTTCGGGCGCCGTGGGCACTGGCCACAGATGGACGCGTCGGCGCCGCTCTTGAGCGCCACTGTCGGCGCTTGGTCCGCGCGCATGATCCACGTCTGCAGCATGGCGCCCGTTTTGGCGTTAGCGCTGGACTTGCGCGTACCGGTCACGATAGCGACGATCGGCGCACCGTCAAGTATCGACGCGCCATGATAGAGCACGAAACCGTTGTGCTTCATGGTCATGATTGCTCCTCGGTTTGATGGACTATCCACGTATCGCGAGACCATTTGCCGTGCGGTAGCCATCCGTTGAGATTCGACTGCCGCGCGAAATCGCGCGCGCTAACGATGGCGATCACTTCGCGGGTCAGGTAGTCGCGCACGATGACGTCTTGCGGCTGTGCGCGCGTGGCAAGGTACAGATTGGCGCCGTACTCCGAGCGTTCGGCTCTCATGACCGCACCATCGCGTAGGCTGTTGCGATCGCGTCCTGCTTGTCATCCGTGAAGTAGTCCGCGTTTTCATTGCGAACAAAGCGCCCCGAGTAATCACGCTCATAAAACCGGCAAACGAATTGTTCCCACTCGCGATCGCGCACGACGCGCACCGCGCGTCCGGTCCGGTCATCCGACACTATCAGAATCGCATTCATGGTCACACTCTCACTAGTTAGCGTGGCGACATTGCCACAGAAAGGATTTTCGCACGCGCGATAACAGGCTTTCAATAGGCCTTGAAATACTTTGTTGTTATATGCCTCCCCGGTCCTTATTACCTTTTCGCACCCGGGCGCCCGGCCGGGACACTGGAGCACCCATGCGCGACGAGACGCGCACAGCGTCGATAGAGCGGCGCCCGGCGGCGGCTGGCGCCGCCTCCGCTGCCGCGCCGCTCGAGGAGCGCGTTGCAGGTGTGGACGGCCATCATAGGATTTATAGGATCATAGGATTCACAGGATCACAGGGTTCACAGGATTTTCCGGTTCACAGGATTCCCCGCCGCTCCTCGATGCGCGCGATCACGTCGCCCCACTTGTCGCCCTGCTCGAGCGCCACCCCGAGCTCCTTGGCGCGCTTCAGGATGCCGCGCTCGGTCTGCTTCCAAGCCTCGCCTTCATGCGGCACCGCAGCAGACTTATCCACAAGGGCCCTCGGTTTCACCGTCAGGGGGGGTTTATCGGCCAAAGGTGCGGAGATGATCCCCGGACCCCTTTGGGAATGCCTCTGGGAGGCCACAGGATCGCCTCCAGTGGCCTGTGTAAGATCTCTGGCTACCCCAGCCCCACTTTCCATCATCGCGAGCCTAGAGGCCGAATTAGACCCATTGGCGGGGATTGGGCGTTGAACGAGCTTGGCAAGCTCCTCGGCCTCGAGGTCCTCAGGGGCGCTGGAAGCGCCTTTAAGCGCTTGATTGTCCTTGTCCTTTTTCCTATTGGCGGGTTTGGACTTTGAGCTTTTGGGGTCAAAGTTATCCACAGGCAGGAGAGGGGCTCTGGGGAGAGGTACCTCAACTTCAACTTCAACTTCAACTTCATGCTGTGATTCACTTCGCTTCTCCGTGATCCACCGTGAATCACAGTGAAGCTCAGGATACTTTCTCGCAAAGGCCTGTTTCTCTTCGGGGTCAGCATCGGGGTGCAGAGGCCACAGCTTGCCGATGTAGCGCATCTTCTGCCGGAAGCGCGGAAGGTGCAGGTAGAGCTTGCCTGTGGATAAGTAGACCCTCGCGAGGTCAGCACCGCGCAATTCGGCCAGAACTGCGGTGATTGCGTCAGGAACGCTCTGCTGCGGTGCATCATCGGCGTTCAGGGCGTCGGACCACAGCCGCGCGAGGCGCGCCGGGTTGGCTGGCATGTTGCCGAGAGTGTCCACGGTGAGCGCGCAGGCGAGCCAGCAGCGCGCGGCCATGTTGGAGATGTCAAGGTAGGCGTCCGACTCGAGCAGTTCGGCGCGGATGATGCGGTCAGGCACGGTTTGCCTCCGATAGGTGGAGAAGGAGCGGGTTAGCGTGCTATCGGACACGCAACCCGTGAGTTCCCGGGGTGTCCCCGCACCCGGGCAAATGTAGGACAAAGCCCGAAGCCGGGTCAAGCCTCGAGCGGCGTCAGGGGCGTAGCTATCAAGGGGTCTTGACAAGGCTTCTTGAGTGTGAGACACTTCCGCGTGATGGCAGTTGTGCCATTGAGGGTTGCGGGCCCCGAGTCCCGCTCGAAAGGATGAACATGTCGAACCTGTTCCAAGCATCGCACCAGTGGGCTTCCCGCCCTGCCGACCAGCGCTTTCTCTCGCTCCTCGAGATGCGCGACTTCGCCGCCAACGTGCGCGAGCACTCGAGCGCCAAGTGCGTCTCGAGCCGCAGCATCGCGGCGGTGCCGATCGAAAGCGACACCAAGGCGCTCACCGTCATCGGCCCCAACGGTGGCGCCTGCAACCTGACGCACTGGTCCTTCGGGCAGCTGGCGCAGCGCGCCGGAGCCCCGGCAGGCTACCTGCGCGATCTCCCGGCGCCGCTTGCCGCCGACTGCATCAACTTCGGCCTGCAGTTCAGCCGCTCGATCGAGGACCTCGGCGTGCTGGTCTACAAGAACGGTGGCCCCACGGTGCTCTCCGCCGTCACCGGGCCCAACTACGGACGCGTGTGGAACCTCTCGGTCATCGACGCCCTCATCAGCAAGTTTGGCGACGGCGTCAACGGCCACTTCCGCGTGCCCGGGGAGTTCGGCCAGCGCGTGGAGGTCACCAAGGACAACACCACGCTCTATGCCTCCGACCGCGACATGTTCGTGTTCCTCGCCGACGAGGAGCGCCGTATCGAGGTGCCCTTCCGCCGCAACGGCGTGAGTGGCGCGCTGGCGCGGGGCTTCTTCATGTGGAACTCCGAGGTGGGCTCCACCACGTACGGGCTGGCGGCGTTTCTCTTCGACTACGCCTGCCGGAACCGCATCGTGTGGGGCGCGCAGGGCTATCAGGAAATCCGCATCCGTCACACGGCGAGCGCCCCGGACCGCTTCGTGGAGGAGGTGACCCCGGCGATCGAAGCCTACTCCTCGGGCTCCACCAACGACGTGGTGAAGGCGATCACCAACGCGCAGGCCGAGAAGATCGGCAACGCGGAGGCGGTCACGGCGTTCCTCGCCAAGCGCTTCAGCCGCCCGCAGGTGGCCGCGATCCAAGCGGCGCACATGGCGGACGAGCAGCGCCCGATCGAGACCCTCTGGGACGCCACTACGGCGGTCACGGCGTACGCGCGCGGCATCAGCCACCAGAATGAGCGGGTGGCCCTCGAGCGCGAAGGCGGCAAGATTCTGGAGCTCGCGGCCTAAGTACGCATCGGCTCTGCCCCGTGACAGGGGGCAGGCCAATGCGCGATTGGGCGCAGACAACAAGGAGAGTGACCATGACCACACACACACCGACACCGCAAAGGGAATTAGCGACGGGACTTGCCATTCTACCGTTTCCGTTGCAATTAGACGGCTGGACAATTCGCGGCCCACTTGGTCGCAAGATAGCTGACTGCTATGGAGACGGTGAAGCACAGGCAATTCTATTGCGCTTGAACTCGTACGACGCGCTGCTTGCGGCGCTGCAGGCAACCCAAAGGCATTTCGATGAAGCGATGAGTGAAGGTGTCGATGCGGACGCGATCTGCGCAATACGCGAATTAGTGCAAGACGCGCTCGCCGCTGCTGACCACCACAAAGGAGACTGACATGAGACTCACGCTTTCCATCGTGGCGCTGGTGACGGCGCTTTTCAGCAGCGCCGTGCGCTGCGAGCTTCTGTGCATCAACTACACGCGCCACGTGAGCGCCACGTGGTACGTGAACGGCAGCACGGCGCAGCTGGATGCCTTCCCCACCGGCGGCGGGGACGACATCGAGTGTCAGGCCGACGGTGCCGAGCTTGCCTACATCACCCGCAACTTCACCGGCATCCGTGGGATGCGCGGCGAGACGCAGGTGCTCTGGGCGGGCGAGGACGCCGTCTTCATCATCGACAACCTCTAGGAGGGACGCATGAGCTTCATACCGGAAGTGATCGCCGACTCGAGCGGCAAGTGGTGTCACAACGCCCTGCGCTTCGCCACCGCGCAGGAGGCCGTGGAGTACGTGGCGGACCTCTCGATGCGCTGGACGTCGGTGCGCGAGACCCGGGTGGTGGAGAGCGAGGAGGAGCCCAACTACCGCTGGGACCGCAGGATGGGCGCTGTGCGGCTCGAGGAGCCGGGGAAGGGGGTTACCCCGTCCTAGTCCTCCGGGCCCTCTGCAGGCCCTTCCGAGGCCCCTAGCGGGGCCTTTTCCTTGCCTCCGGGCAACTCGTAGCCCTCGAGCACCGTGGGGCAGTCCATCCACGCCGACCAGCCGGTGGTGGCGTGCCCGTCGTCCAGCACGCTCTTCACCATGCCACGGTACTGCAGCCCCACCCGCACGAAGAGGTCGAAGGGCTGGTGACCGCCGACCACCGGGCCGGTGGGGAGCTTCAGCGGCACGAGGCCGCGCATGGCGTCCTCGCGCGTCCACAGCCGGTAGTACTCGCGAAGCTCAAGGGGCAGGGGCAGTGTTTTCATCTAAGTGGGTTTATAGGATTTCATCGGCGCATAGGATTCCGGGCTGCAAAGGGATTTGCAATGGCAGCTGCTCTGGATCTGGCAGGGCCAGTCGGTACTCGAAAAGTCCCCGCCGGGGCAGGCCCCGGCGCCGTCGTTGCACCTCGTGTCCTCCGAACCGATCCTTGCGTAGATCCCGCAGCCGCGCAGACACGCTTGCCTGTGGATCGCCTGTGACGGACTCGATCTCGCCGAGGGTGCGCCAGCGCCCATCCTTCATCAGGTCAAACACCCTTGCTACCTGACTCGCCAGCCGATCATGATCCGGTTCCGGCTCATAGGTGACGCCATCAAATCTCACAGGATTTCCTTCTTCGCGAGCTTCATCCAGTCGGAGAGGCTCATCAGCACCAGCCACTCGCGGTTGTCGGCGCGCATGGCCACCACCGGGATGTCGGTCACGAGGGAGTCGTTGATCTCGTGCGCCTTGCACTGCCTTCGCGCGTCGTCCATCAGCGCATGGACGCCAAGCGTGCGGCGGCGCTTGACCTGAATCCTGAAGGGCAAGAGATCGATGTCGTTGCCCCCGTCGCGCTCCTGCCCGAGGGTGCGGGTGATGCCGTAGCCCAGACCGGCGGTGAGGATCGAGCACACCTCGCGCTCGCCCTCCTGCCCGCGCTGGCGGTTGCGCCGCCCCTGCCTGCTTTTCTCGTTCATACCTCCTGCGCCTTGTGGATCTCGCGGATGAAGGCGAGCTTGTGTCCCTGCGCGATGGCAAGCTGCCGGAACTCTTCCGCCGCCGCCTTCAGCGCGAACTTGCCCGAGAGCACGCGGTCCTTGGTCTTCTTTTCCTTGGAGCCCGGTTCCACCACCTCGTAGGCCACCACGCCGGTCTGCACGCTCATGTGAGAATCCTCTTTTCGTTGGCGATCAGCACCATCTGCTCGAACTTGCTGAAGCCGAGGATGGCGAGGTTCATCTCGGTCTTCGGCGGGAGCTTCATGTCCATCGCGATCTGGTTCGCCACCGCCTGCCTTATGTCCATCAGCATCTCGGCGGGATCAGTGATCGGCAGCTGGCGCATCACCGCCATGCCGCCATGCACCTGCTCCTCCGGCTTGGCCGGGAAGGAGAGCGCGTAGTGGATCCAGTACTTGTGCATCATGGGAGATCCCGGCTCAGGCAATTTGACGGCTTCGCCGGGAAAAGCCGGAGAGTGCGGGCGAAGAAGGGAACCGCCCTGCGGAGCGGCCCCGATTGCCCGCACGGAGTGGCCGCAGCACGCATGTTGCTCACGCAACTTCTTTTCCGAAGCGCTCGAGAATCTGCGCCACCCGCTGCGGCGACACACCGTAGTGCCTGCCGATGCGGGAGAGCGTCCAGCGCTTCTCGCGCCGCAGGGCGAGCATCCGCCGCGCGCGCGCCTCGAAACCCTTGATCACCGTCGTGTACTTCACGCCCCGGATGATGCACGCTTGCAATTCACGCTGTCAAGGGGTATTGTAAGTGCTTGATCCTCAATAGCACTTGACAAGACCTCTTGAATGTGTCATCATAATGTCTGCGGCAATCTCGCCGCCTGACAATTTGGAGAGTGTTTGATGACCACCAAGACCGATCCGGTTTACACTGATCTCAATCAGATGATGCGCACGGTGGAGAACTCTTCCAAGGAGCTGTCTGCCGTCGTGGCGATCAAGGCCACGGCGAAGCTGTGGGACCACTTCCTTGGTGGCGAGCAGCCGCCCATCGACGTTACCTCCGGCAACCGCTACACATGGATGCGCGAAGGCACGCTCTACGTCAACCCGGAGGGCGGCTGGGGCCGGATGATCCACGATCTCTCGCACTACTTCCATCGCACGCTCTACCGTCGCTCGATGCGCGAGGACGCCCCGCTCGGGCTCTATGACGCCAAGGCAGCGCGCCCGCACTCGCCACAGCACGCCAAGCTCGAGCGCCGGATGGCGGAGTACGTCATCCGCAAGGGCTGGATCGACGGCGCGCTCGAACCCAAGAAGGCCGCCGACTCAGTCATCCACGAGGCGATCAGCGAAGCGGCGAGCGATGAGGTCCACGTCGAGCTTCACCTGCAGGCGAGACAGAAGCTCTATGCCGAGAAGCTCGCCGCGATCAAGGTGAAGATCGAGCGCTGGGAGAAAAAAGCCAAGCGGGCCAAGAACGCGCTCGCCAAGCTCAATCGTTCTCGCGGCTACTACGAGCGCGCACTGGGGGCATGATGAAGAGCATCCTCGATCCGACCTTCAAGTACGTCCCGAGCGTGCAGACCGACATCAGGAAGACCTTCGCCCGCATCAAGCGCGAGCGCAAGGATGCCGAGGAGCGCGAGCGGGTGCACGCCAAGATCCTCGAGTTGCGCAAGAGGCGCGCATGAGCGACACCATCGGTGACTGGCTGGTGATCGGCTTCTGCGTGGCTTGCATGTTCGCCATCGCGCTGGGGTGGATATGAACTGGCTCTGGCTCTGGCTGGCCTACCTCGGGGGGTGGGCCAGCGCACTGGCGCTCTGGGGGCTCGCCATCCGGCGCGCCAACCGGCAGCTGAAGATGCTGCGCTCGCGCAGGGACAAGCGCTGGAATGATCCCTTCTGAGCTTTGTGGGTGGGTGGACGAGTACGAGCAGACCGAACGACAACTCTACGGAAAGGCGGCAGACATGGGCAGGTACACGACGGACACCACGGCGGGCTTCGAGGCGGCGCCGATGGGAACGCATCTCGGGATCTGCGTGAAGATCACCGACATCGGCACGCACCACGACGAGTACAACGGCAAGGCGAGGGTGAGGAACCGCATCGTCATCCAGTGGGAACTGCCGCTGCAGAAGATGAGCGACGGCAAACCCTTCGTGATCTCCGAGTTCTACACCAATTCGCTCTCAGAGAAAGGCAATCTGCGCCCGATGCTCGAGGCGTGGCGCGGCAGGGCCTTTACCGCCGAGGAACTGATGAAGTTCGATCTGGAGAAGGTGCTGGGCGCCCCGGCCATGATCGGCGTCATCCACAACGAGAAGGGCCGGGCCCGGGTCTCGAGCGTGCTGAAGCTCCCTGCCGGGATGGAGGTGCCCACGCCGGTCAACGCGCGGGAGGCCTTCTGGCTCGACGAGTGGAACGAGGAGCGCTTCAACGCCCTCTCGGAGGGGATCAGGAAGATGATCATGGACTCCGACGAGTACAAGTCGCGCGGCAAGACGCAGACTGGGACAGCCAAGCCCTCAGATGACGACGACGACATCCCCTTCTGAGTGGGCCTCGGAGTCCGGGCACTGGTACACCCGCACCGGGGAACCGCGCTACACCGTCATCGGGGCCAACGGCAAGGAGCGCGACACCACGCTGCGCGATGCGCGCAAGCTCTCGCTCCTGCCCTCCGTCACCGGGGTCATCAGGTGCGCGGCGGCGCCGGGGCTGGAGGTCTGGAAGCAGCGGCAGGTGCTGCTCGCCGCCCTGACCCTTCCGCGCAGGATCGACGAGGCGGAGGAGCCTTGGCTCGGCCGGGTCATGGTGGATTCCCGGGAGACCGCCAGAAGGGCCGCAGAGGACGGCCAATCGATCCATGGCGCGATCGAGGAGCATTTCCGGGGTAAACCACCTCCCCGGCACCAGAGCCACGTGGCGGGCCTTCTGGCGGCACTGGCGGGGTGGTGCGGTCCGCAGGAGTGGCTGCCCGAGAAGGCTTTCGCCAACACCGCCTTCGGCTACGGGGGGCGGCTCGACCTGCACTCGGTGGAGTGGCTCTGGGACTACAAGACCAAGGAGTTCGACGCCTCGAGCCCGCCGGAGATCTACGACGATCACCTGATGCAGCTGGCCGCCTGCCTTGCGGGCACTACCGGCTGGGGCAAGCGCGCGGGGATCGCCTTCATCTCGCGCACCGTGCCGGGGCTCACCGTGCTCACCGAGGCGAGCGAGGCGGATCTGGCGCGCGGGTGGGGGATGTTCCGGGCGCTCACCGACTACTGGTGGGCCAAGAACGAATCGAGGGAGTACCGGAGGTTTGGATGAGAGCGCACGCGCCACGCTGCCCAACCTGCCACCGCCCGATGCGCCGGTCGAACGAGGCCAACGCGCGCTACTGGGCGCTGCTGCACGAGATCTCGGAGAAGGTGAAGGTCAACAACAAGCAGCAGCGATACTACCCGGTCAACGTGTGGCACGAGTACTTCAAGAGCCGCTTCATCGGCTGCGACGAGATGATGCTGCCCAACCGACACAGTCTGATTCTGCCGATCTCCACCACCACGCTTGACAAGGCGCAGTTCGGCAACTACATGACGCAGGTGGAGGCGTGGGCCGCCGAGCGCGGCATCTACCTCGAGGATCTGGAGAGCGCATGACTGACACCAAGTCGCTGATCGAGGCTGACGCTCATGTTCCAATGACGGCAGAGGAACTAGCCGAAGTCGAAGTGAATGCCGCGCGGCAAATGCGGCTCTATCTCGAATTCTACGAAGCCTTCCCAACTGCGCGTAACTTCGACATGGCAGTAGAGAGAATGCGTTTCTATCAGGACTGCTGGATGAACGGAAGGAAACGGCCATGACCCCCGCCGAGAGCAACAAGGCGCAAGCGACAGAAGCTATCTGCGCAGTTTGCGGCAAAGCCGTCGCGGCGCCCGATCAAGAAGAACACTTGCGAACCAATCACTTTGGTCCGCATTACTTCTGGCTGGATGGCATGCGCTACCGAAGCACGGAACCGTCAATGCGCATGGCGGAAATTAAGGCGCTAACTAAGTGCGCCGCAATTTATCAGGTCTATCAGAAGGATAAGCATGGTGGCGACAATATCGCGCGGGATGACGGTGATTCTATTGACCTGACGCAAGAACCGCATTTCTTCGCCGTTCCACCAGCAACGATGCTGCATAGTTAAGCCATGACCGACAGCAACAAGGCGCTGATCGAGCGGATTAATGACATGCTCAACCAGCCACATTCCACGAGCACTTTGAGTTTCATCGACTGGACCCGTGAGGTAGTGCGCCTTTTGCAAGAGGCCCGCGACGCGCTAGCGCAGCATTCGCCGCCGAGGGAGGGCCGTGAAGTCTGCTGGCTTATAGAACGTGGGCAGAAATACCAGCAATCCCCTACAGTCTGGTGGCGTGGAGAGAACATCCACGACGATGCCTATCAAGGTCGATGGACCGAAGTATCGCAACTTGCTATGCGATTCAAGAACCAAGAGCAGGCGACGGCCGTGGCGGTTCTGGATGTTAAGCATTTCTACGAAATCACAGAACACGTTTTCATTTCTGATTGGGACGCCGCCGACTCAGCACGCGACGAAAAGGAGAAGCGATGAATGCGGCGAAGGAAGTGTGGCCCGAGTGCGATGATCTGAGCACCGAAGAATTGCGTGTGCTGACGAATATCACAATTCGGAAACCGACGATTTGGGAGCAGCGCGCATTCCGAGCAGGAACTCGGCTCGCGTGCGAGTCGCTCCCTGCTTATATGGAACGGGCCTATCCCTCAGCCGCGTCGGAGCAGCGTTCGCCGCCGAGGGAGCCTAGCGAGTTAGTCGAAGCGTTGCGGGCAATCCTTGAACTTGCAGACGAGCGCACCACTCATTGGTGGAATGAGCATCCAATTGAAGTGAAGCGTAGAGCGCGGGCCGCGCTTGAGGCTTACGACGCCGCCGACTCAGGCCCGAATTGCGTCCACCAGTTTCGCGCGATCCCGCTCGACGTGCAGGAGCAAAGGGCGCTGCTCATTGATGTGCTCGACAGCGTGCTCGACGACCTGAGCCACGTGAT